TAGGTTCAGAAACTGGTGTAGGTTCAGAAACTGGTGTAGGTTCAGAAACGGGTGTAGGAATAGGAGCTGGTGTACGTATAGATTTGGAAACTCTTTTGCATTTCCCAGTCATAGGGTTTCTTTCCATTCCAGGCTTACATATTTTGACACAATTTCCAGATTTCAGGCTTCTTTCAAAACCATCTTTGCAGAATTTCAGAGCTGGATTGGGGCGACCTGGTCTTATTGGAGGAACACGTAGGTTACTAACTTTTTTACATCTTCCAGAAATAAGGTTTCTTTCTGAACCAGTTTTACATATTTTCACACATCTTCCAGATTTCTGACTTATTTCTTTTCCTTCTTTACAATTCATATTTTATTATTAAACAAATATTTAAATTATTCATAATATGGAATTAAATTTTTGAATATCGAGTATACCAATAATAAACCTAATCTCTACAACTCCCTGGGATCAATTTTTAAAAAAAAATCAATCCTCTTCTATATACATTTTCCTCTTAACAATTCCATTAATAACATTGTAAAATATGATTGCCTTTGTGATGGTAGGAAATACTAATTCCATTTTACCAAACTCCATTGTTTCGATTGAAACATTTTTCGTTTCTCGGTTACACTTACGAATTCTGTCAACCGAAATACGAATAATCCTACCAACAACAGGTTTAATACAAATATAACCAAATTTAAACCCTATACGTTTTTGAATGTAATCTCCATTTATTCTCGCTTTTATCTTGTAATTCATAAATTCATTACAGAACAACTTACAAGACAAAATATCCTTTTCCTTTGCCAATTGACTAAATCTGAAAGATTTAAAACTTGTATCTTTTTTTCCTCCAAATATATTTACTAAGCTCATCGGATCATCTTGATATTCAGGTTCCGGAGAAACTGGAACGGTGTGAATTTTAATTTTACGACCAACTTTCATCATCCCTTTCTTGTGTCCTACGTTGACTTTCTTGTGTCCTAAATTGAACATCACATTGTATAGAACGTGAGAGATAGACATGACAATTTTCTTAGGAATTGGTTAGGACTTGTGGATGTGAATGGATGGGTATAGATGTGAATGGATGTGTACATGTAAAAAAAAAATTATTTAATAAATAATAATATTACTAAAAATATATTTTTATATTATATAAATCTTACCGAAAGTTGTTAACCCCTCGCTCACTTCTCTGTTCATACTTTTCTTTTTTTCTAAAATGGGTAATTGTATTCCATCAATGATTTCATCAAGAGAACCAGTTATATTTCCAATGAATGAACAGACAATGAAAGAACCAGAAAGTAAAAATATTTTAAATACTCTTAAAATAAATGGTGTTGTTTATCATGTACCCGAATTGACGGGTAAAATTGAAAGAGTGAAGTTAATATATGTGTAAAACGGGATAGTGTTTTTTTAAAAATGACTTCCAAGGAGTTGTAAAGAGTTTTAAAAAATATAGGGGAATTTTAAAATAAACCCCTGATTAATATTTATAATACCAACCAATTCACAATTCAGAATACGATCAAAACCAAGAAAGTTGTCCATCTGGAATATACACTAAATCGATGACACTTTCCAGAACGACAATCACTAAAAACACTATTGTTTCGTTCAATTTTTTTGATGAAGTAATGGCTATGACAAAAAAAGATGAACTTCAACAAATTGATTACATTTCAAATTCAAGTTCTATTTCAAGTTCTAATTCGAGTTCTAATTCAAATTCAATGAATTTATTTCGGGAATTAGAACCGCAAAATAAACAAGAAAATAAACGTAAACGTTCTCGTTATTTTTAAAACGAATGCAAGGGAGTTGGTATAGATTTTTTTTATCGGATAATCTCTACAACTCCCTTGAAGTCATTTTTAAAATTTTTTTTTTCTATCGGATAATCTCTACAACTCCCTTGAAGTCATTTTTAAAAAATCAAGGTGATCAATATTTTCAATACTTTCATAAATAGAAAATTGATTATACAAGAAGTATAAAGGGCGAGAAAAATCTCAAACCCATTCTGCCAGGACAATGAATTCTCATAGAGAAACCCTGGATTTAAGTTTTAATTTTTTATTTTTTTTTATTATTATCACGGAAGCCCAACACAATATAAACCAGAAATAAACCCTGAAACAACACTATATACACACCTAAGATCATCATCGGATTTATACCTCAATAGTATTTCTCCATATTCTGGTGTGTATAAAACCAATACATTATTCATTATCTTACAATCAATTATACCAGAAACACAAATCGCTCTGGTCTTCGACATATACCCCCCTAGAAGAATAAAACCACCTTTGTAGTACATCTTTCTCTTCAAGAGACATCTATTGTACTTTACAGGTGTCTTTTTACACATCATTCTCTCAATAAACCTGTCCCATGAATTCCAATCTACTGACTCAATAGAATCAAATGTAACACATCCTTGTTTGCCTTCCAACGAAGCAATTGGAAATGATGAAATCATTTTAATTCAACAAAAATGTTGATTTTATTGGTAATGATTGTGAAGTGAGCTCATGTGGGTGTTGACTGGTTTTAAATAATCTAATTTTGTAAATCTTACCGAATGTATTCTTGTAAAACTTACCGACATAGATCTCACCGACTGTATTCTTACCGATTGTATTGTTGTAAAACTTACCGAAAATAAATAATCACGAGTGATCCATCTATTACAACCCCTAGTCGACTCACAATTTTTAAAGCTCATCAGAACTCGCAAAACTCGCAATCATGTGTGTAATTACAACTGAGAAATGTGTTCAACAGATGGATGGACAATCTAATTTTGTCTCTATTGTTCAGTGTTATACAGAATTTCTTCAATATATGATTGAAACCAGTGAGATGGAAAGTGAGAGTATATACGATCTGGAAAAAACCATTGAAATGGTTGTTCAAGGAGGAAATGATGAACTCCAGCAATTTTTATTTGGGAGATTTTTATTGAATCAACTCAAGATTATCAAGGATTCAGTCGAGTCAGAACTTGATTATTCAATGAGGACTAAAATCAATAATGTTCTACGAATGGGGATTTCAAATAATTTGTGTATTTATTAAAAAATACTTTTTTAAAATGATGCTGAGGGAGTTGGTAGTGTATTTTTACTCAAAAGAGTTCTTAATATAATTATTATTATTTATTATTTATGAGATACATAAGGAAATACCCCCCTCATCTTTCATTTACACTTTTAACCACTTTAAAAAATAAAAACAATAGTTACTATGTTTTCATATGTATGGAAAAATGTTGTTTTTGGAGAAATAGAGAGTGAAGACTATATTGTTTCCCATTCGGGATGTATACAAAATTCTTCATGGCGAGATGTATGTAGATCTAGAGATCAACAATAAGCTTGTACAGTGTAAAGTTGATGTTATAGTTATTTCTTCCCATTTTCGTAAGCCATTTATTAACGAAACTATAAATCACATGAATGGTAATAAAAGCGATTGTGGAATGATGAACTTGGAATGTATTAAAAATGTTCAGAAATAATAATTTTACATCGTTGGTACTATCTACCAACGAAAGTCATTTTTTTATTAATAATTAAATATTTCGTTTTATATTGAAGCCATTATTTTGCATACACAAAGGCGAGAAAAATCTCAAGCCCAATTGCCAGGACAATGAATTTGACACAGCCAAACCCCTGGATTTAAAAGACAATATGGTTTTATTCTTTTTCATTAATTAAAAACTCGAGCACATCAAATATACGCATACAAGTCTTTTCTGCTCTCTCCGATTCTCTATTCATATTATTCATAGATTCATTAGCTTTCTCGATCATCTGCTTTATGTCCATGTCCTCAATCATGTTTTCAATCATTTCATCATATGATTTAGGCATTTTTGATCAGATGAAGGGATGAATGATCAGATGGGGAACAGATGGGGTTATCAGATGGGAGAATTATAGAATTATTCTAAATTATTAGAATGTTTCATGAAATAGTTTATTTTTATGTTTAATTTAATTGATCAAATAATATTATTATTTATTTTATGAGAAATACACACACATCACATCTCCTCAAAATATAATGTTCTCTGCTATATTTCCCATAGATAATACGTATGTTGTATTTAGTTCAATGGATGATATTTTCAAAGACATAAAAGGACATTGTGGAATTGAAGATTTATACTGCAAACTTGATGATATGAGTATTCTTCTTAAAGAAAATGGTATTAAAATAGATCATATAATTAATAAAGATTCACTTATTTTTTTGTACTTTTCTACTTTTGGTACATTTAAAGTATTTGGAGATATTTCAGTTAATAATTGTGTGGTTGAGTTGAAATCACTTGGTCCAAAAATTTTTCTGAGAAGTTTTGCCAATAAAACGAAATCTAAATATACTAAAAGAAGTTTACAACCTACACAATAGATTTTTTAAAATGCCATTTTTTATTTGATGAATCTTTAATTCTATAAACGGGGAGTTGTGGAGATTAATTTATTTTGTTTAGGGAATATTATTTTAAACCCCCTCCTTTATATCAGTCACACCCTCAGTTCACAATTTTAATCGACCATCAGCAAAGTTTTTTAATCAGGAAAACTATTAACTAAGATGGTCATCGTTATTGACTTGACTTATGAGTCTGTCGATCTGGATTTTGACAATCAGAGTCATATAAATTCAGATGGTGTCATTGCACACGAATTGGATGAACAGATTAATTCATATGAAATTGATTTTTTGGGGATTCAATCGCCTATAGTTGCACGCGAATTGGATGAACAGATTAATTCATATGAAATTGAATTTTTAGGGATTATGCAGAATACTTTCGCTCGATCGATACCTAGATCTCATCACAGACATAGACCTAGAGCTCAGTTGAGACCTAAGGCTGTGAAAGCTTCAAAAAAACACAGAGTTCGTCCGTTTCATCAGGACCCTAATGCTGAATGTTGTATTTGCTATGAGAAACTTTCTCAGGAACGGAGTACTAAATTGAAGTGTGGGCACGTATATCACACACATTGTATTAAAAAGTGGGGTCTCACGAAAATGGAATGTCCAATGGATCGTAAAAAGATCAGAGCGTCTGATCTAAAATAATTTTTAAAAATGCATCCCCGGGAGTTGTAGAGATTATTCTTAATTATAACAAAAAAATATTTCTTGAATGGTTTGATACATTTCTCGCCGAAGATTTTATTTATTTATTTTATTATATAATATTAATTAACTATGTTTTCAGAAATAATTGATACGATTTGTGTTTTAGTTAGTATTTCTTTATTATTTTTAGGTGCAACTACTCATAAGCGTGTAAAACAAGTCGAACAAAAGATTGACGTTTTAATGTATATGATTGAAGATTCAGAGTCAGAGTCAGAGTCAGAGTCAGAGTCAGAGTCAGAGTCAGAGT